AGCAATTTATAGATCAAACAGACCTGCAGTAGCTGGCCTGTCTCCTCGGCGACCCCGGCATTAGTCGGCTTCGTCAGTCAGAGACAGCCTAGTGAGCAGGCAAAGTTAAAAACGGCGCCGCAAGCCCGTCTTGGCTTAAGTAATTATTGTCTGTGGGTTTTAGAGACCCGTTATGCTGGGAGAACATGCCAGTAAACACCCCTGGATAAGCAAATGAACTTTTATTGGCTATATACCAGCGGGAAAAAATTACATTCTATCAGGAGTTGACTGTTAAAGGAAAGATTCAAACGGTAGACATGTAATCATATGGTCCAAAAGGCAACAATCAAGGAATTTCTAGTTTTTCAATTCTTTCAAACCCTAGATATGGTGTTGCTGTGGACATAGGGCCTGGATTTCTTTATTCAGCCCCTGGCTCTGGAGATAGATGTGTTACAGAATGTATAGCCATGAGCCATATTTGGATTTCAGAGAATGATACCTTCTAAGTGGAGAGAACTCACGCAACAACTGAATTGGATCAACTTTCCACCGCTTTGTCATATCAATTGAAGGGAATTTCTGCTTAAGAAATCCGTGAGTTTCTAGACAGCACCAAGGGAGTATATAGCCACGAGATAAAATTCTTTAGTGGCGTCACTGATGAGTTTGCTGATTTCATGTATAAAAACATGGGAACATAGAAGAATTTGACACCTCAATTGATTGGATTGCCATCTATTAAGCAAGGAGAAAGTGGTCATTGTTGTTTGTTTATTCCTAAACACTCTGAAAAAATTTATGTCAGGCAGTCTCAAACAAACTTCCAAATGAAAGAAAGGGTAAGATTGGAGGTTTTAAAGAAATCAAGGAGTGCACCTGATTTTTCTAGCTTCAAGTATTTCGTTCAGAACTATTGAACAGTCTTTGAGTACACTTTTGATCAAATTCAATAGCAATTGCAAGAAGAGGTAGACTAGGAACATCCAAATCATATAGATATCTCCGATCATTGAGACTTTTTCAAATTCCACTTGAAAAATTACTAAGATGAAGAAGATGTAGAGAACTTTTTAATGGGAATAAAAACTGTTTTGACATACACTGAAGCACCAGATTTCTAAGAACATCCATGTCTCTTCAAGGTTATAGAGAGAGTTCTTGATAAATTCCATCTCGAAAGGGTTCATATTTATGAGGAATTAAAAGAGGGTGTCTATTTCTTTATTGAATCAGAAAGTAGTTCTCGTGCTTCCAAGGATGATTTGCTGGATCTCCTAAATGGGAATCAAGGTTTGTCAAAGAAAGTGAAGGATCGTATCTTGGAAGCGAACAATCATAAGGTTGTCCAGAATCTTAGAGGAGAAGCAGGGCGTCAGATCAAAGGTCAAGTGTGAAAAGCTTTCTAGAAGAAAGAGGAGTCTAAAGGACAAGTAGTCAAGCCCAAGAAAACATTTTGACAGAAAATCAGGAACGCTTGAAAGTAATTCTAAATTTCAGCAGCAAGTCTAAGACCTCTAGTACCTGAGCCTGATTATTCTCTGATCATGCCTGAGGTTAAGAATAATAAACCTTTAGAGATCATACCGAAAAAGGATGGCACAGGTATGTGATATATTCAACGACAGTTTGCTCCAGAGAAACCTATTTACAGAAAGAAGTCTGTTGACAATTGAATAGAGAGTGTCGTTGAGTGTAAATCTCTGTACGAGCAATGGTTGGAAGACCCTAAATATGCAGAAGCATAACAAGAGGGTTGTTTAGAGGTTTATTAGAAAGTACCTTGCTCTACCATCTATTGATGATGAAATGACTGAACAAGAGAAGAAATTAATTGGGGATTTCATGTTCAGTAACATGTTTCCTAGTAAGACCATTAAGTACAATCCCTTGGTTGAGTGGATAGATTTCAATTACACTACGATGGAAGCTAGGAAGACAATGAGCAAATTGTTCCCATTCTTGGATGACAGCTTAAGAGAGGGCAAGGTCGTAATGAAATACAAAATGGTTTACGAGCACATACCTCCAGAAGTTCTTAAATCAAAACCTATTCAGTACAAAATGTAGTAAAGTTGCTGTTTTTCTCAAAAATAGATATTGGATATGTATTTAGAGAGACCTCAATCGAATCTTGTTTCAAGTCAAGAGAAAAGCCAGTCAAGGATGTACTTTGACAAAGAAACCTAGCAAGTAGTCAGTCATTCCGCGAGATCTTTGCCTCCATTCATTGTCAAGTCTCTGGCAGATCAAGGCATAGATTTTTCACTAGAGGAAAGCTTGAAGAGCAGAACTTCAACAGGAGGTCACAACTTTTTACGTAGTGTCGCTGATAAATGTCTAGCTAAGGGACTGAACATGATACAGACATCACAAATGACAATTGATGTTGGGTCCAAGTTTTAGGGGATGTCTAAACTACTATTGTCAAAATCATCTCATTCTGATACCAAGTTGTGTGCCTTGAGAGATATTTATGAAAAAACTCAAGAAGAATTTTACTCAGGTTTTGTTTCAGACAGATTTCTTCACTTTAATGAAGAGGTTCATATCATGGTTCGACCTTGTGACAGTGAGTATGATCAATCATACTTTGAGCAGAACTATGCTAAGTGGTATGAGTCACAGTTGGCAAGGTTTCCACCTATTTTCAAGCCTTTGTGTAGGCAGGTGGTATTCAAAGATAGTTTGGCAGAATAGGAGAGACTTAAGTTTTAAATGAAACCCCTGATGGATTTTATTGCAGCACACAAGGTGTAGGCAGAAGATCATTTCCAGAGATTGGATTGAAGCATTGTCATACTAGACAATTTCTAATAGGTTCTGGTCCAAGCAGCCAAGTTGGACACAGATTACAATCTGGATTATAGTGGAGACAATCTTACTAAATGGAACGATCAAAATGCCCAAGGTTTTGTTTATTTCTCCAACCACTTGTAAAAGTTCATCAGAGATAACATAGCGGATCCTTTAAAGTTTAATTATTTCTAAGTTGGTAATTTCTCTGTACCATAGCATATCAAGGATGCAATTTAGGGTCCTTTTCATATGTATAGTTTGAATTGAGTTTTTAAAGAAATGTATGATAAAAAGGTAGCTTTAAAGCAAAATAAGAAGTGTTGGTATAGTTAGTTGAGTTTCGATGAGTAATATTTTCTATGGTCAGAGAAGGGAATTCGACATAACTTCAATGTCAATAAAGTGACTTTTTATGATGCTATGGGCCTTGCTAGAGATCTACAGCCAGGTGAAGATGAGAGTCAAGTTGCTGCATCTCAGATGGCAAAGTTGGACCCTAACCTTGTCACGTACGAAGGAGATGTCATAGTAGATGAAGTCTTCCCAGACTGGACATACTCTCATACAGGCATACTCTCTTTCTTGCAGAATCATGTAGACTGCAAATTCGTTCCAGGGGGACTGAAATAGGCTTTTGGCTGTGAAGATGTCAATCATAAGGGTTGCTAATCTCTTAAGAAAATAGGATGGTTGTTCAGGGATCTTCAGGTTAAAGCAAAAATGGTAGGTGGTGCAGATGTATTGAACTAAGTTCTTTTAGATAAAGATGCACTCTAGCAAAAGTATAATTAGTCCATAACTAAAATGAATGAAAAGAAGGAAGAATTGGAGAAAGAAGGATTTACCATTTATTAGCAGGGAGAACTTGATTCAGTAAAACCTAAGCAGCCAATGGGCCCAGCATAATTTGTGTTTAAAGGCACCCTTCAGGAATTCCAGGAACAATTGATGAATATGTTGGGAGTGAAAAAGTTGGCTCAGAAGAATTTGAGGCTTATTTTCAATGACAGCCATTACTACTTCGGTCAAGAAACACCTGATTTCTTGAGACCAATACAGAGTGCTTTTCTGGAGTCGAGAGTCCTTGTTATCGGAAATGAATATCACGTCCATCCTGGGGTTTACCTTTATCCCTTGTGCGAGGGAAAGTTCACAATATTCTTTGGAGAGGATGACTCTCAAAAGGTCAGCTCTTTGCCCTGTTCGGCTGGATGGGCTTATAATCATCCCAACACTCTGTTAGATTGTGAGAAGCAATTTGAGATATCCTTCGGGTGGCACAAAGTCTTCATTGCTGACATCACTCTATCGAAGTTCTAAAGTAGCCTTTTAGTTCCCAAACTATCCAAGTGTGGTTAATCCTGTGATAACGTCATTTCTCCTCAACAGCAGTACTTCCAGGATCTGAAACTCCAATCGGTTGTAGGCTCTCGTATCTAAGAGGACTTCCTACAGAGATATCCATCAACATATCAAAGCATTTAATAATATTTGTTGTGGGAAAATGAAGAAAGAGTTTTGCCCTTTTATCATGGGAAAGATGCTCAAAATAGCAGGAAAATGCTGGATGTCTATTTTAAATACTAGCTGGACACAACTTCTGTTTGGAGTGCTATGTTAATACTTTGCTTCTTGTTTTTAGTATGTCTCGACTGTTTCAATGTAATAGATGTCTAAAAGAGCAAGGTTAACCTAGCTATTTTCTGTACCATTAGTTTTTACTTCAATATCTATCAATGGATTTGCAGAATTGTATGATTCGTTAATTTGTCATACATTTTCCATTAAATAATTCTGGATAGAAAAAGAATACTTTAACTGATTTGGCGATTTCTACCTATTACTTTTTATTTAATGCCTTTTGTGTAAAGTTTAGCTAGTGCGAAATAGATTGCTCAAGTAAACACGTTTATTTGTGATAGTATGGGCTTCACCTATTAGGAACTGTAAGACATTTAGAAATGGTTGAAAGTCCTTGTACATTGCTAAACTCTATACGGTACTTGTGATCTATTTTTTGATGTGTCGAGCGCTAGATAAATAATAGTTCAATATGGTTAAGTCGGCTGAGTAATGGGAGATTGCAAATATGGCAGGTGGTTGAACATGGATTCTTTTATCTTACCGAAAAGAGTTCTTTTCTTTAAAGATAGGGAGATAGCTATTGATGTTCAGGGCGTGAGGAAAATGTCCCGTCTAGAACTTGATGACTACATTAGACAAATCTTTTAAACACTACCATATTACTTCAGATTTCTTTCTACTAGCTACACATCTTTTAAAAAACAAGTCATGCAAGTCACAAAAAATGATTTCATGACTTGCGAAGAAGTACTAAAAGGAACCAATTATGGGAACTCAACTGATAAGATACAAGTCCATTTTCAAAAGGTATTTTAAATAAACACAGAGAAAGTTTTATACAAAAAAGATATGACTTAGTATGGATTCGAACATGCACTGAAAGAAAACACTCCTTTTGTATTCACTGGATATGAAGATTTATTGAAGATCCGTCCTAGACAGGTTAAGGTAAATGCTGCAGTATAGAAAAGGATTCCATACGAGCAGGTCAAAAGGATCCCCGAGGATTCATCTTTTTAGTATGTTGGATAGTACTCAGCCTTTTTAAACATGCCACTTTGCCTATAGAATAATCAAATAGATCATAATAGAGGAAGCTGGAACAAATTGTTCAAGTATTGGAGGAGTGGTCATTGCATTGATTCTACTTGATTCAAGACTGTTTGTATGGCAGGGTATGATGTGGTGGATTAATAATTAGAAGCGTAGCACGAGAGGTCCTGGAGTGCTTGAAGTGAAACGAATTTGCTTTATGCTTTGTTTTTACGTCACTTCGCTTCTTGATTACACCCTGATTCAAAAGTGTTGTGTCATTTCAGACAATTTTCTTTTTCATTTCTTGGCGATATGGTATCATGAATCAATGAACATCAGTTGGAGGATTTTGTGAATATTGACACGTGGTTAACTTTCAAAGATTGGTCTTGAGACAAAAAGAGCAAATATGGAGAGACAATTCGCTGATAGTTACACCATCCAACACCTAAAAGATTCTAGGGGTATTTTGACTGTATGGTCAAAAGTGGAGAAACACATTTCGTCACTGAAAATGGATCTACCAGCGATAGACCAAGACTGATCTTCAATCCTAGTGAAAACTATTGTGGGCTTCTCACTTATTTGTAGTACTATATCTTCAAGGATATAAAGAATGTTCTTAATGAGTTTTCACATGCTGATAATTCGGATAGTCTTTGATAACGGATCCTGAAAGCAAAAGAGCAGTTCAAAGACCCTGTCTCCATATCTTACGATGGAAGTGCTTTTGATAGCAATCAGCACTGGGAAAACATAGAGGCAGTCGATGATGTATTTATCAATCTATATTCTCAGTGATTGTATTCATATATCGACAGACTTTGTTCCTATTATCAAATACCTGATCACACAGCTGCTGTGCATAAATTAGTGATGCAAACTTTTAAAGAGCCTTACTGTAAGTTGAACGTGGTCCTCAATCCCCAAATGAGCAAAGATCGGTCGGTACAAGAGAAGACTACTTTTTATTTGAGAGGAACTACCTTTTCTGGTCATCCAACAAGAACTACTTTGGGAAACACTTTAAGAACAATCTTGTACACTAAGTTCTATTTGAGAGATATTGGACATCAAGTCGTAGTAGCTGGGGACGATTGCGTGGTATTTTGTGAAAGAGTTGATTCTCAAAAGGTATTTTCTTCAATACGCGCTCATACTCTTCAAGATAGTACGTAGCCCGCAATAATTGGCTTAGGTTAATGTGTCAAGGACATTTTTATTAGAGAATGGTGGGACATAGATTTTTGCAGTAAATGATGCTACATGACCTCATCTGGAAATTGGTATGTCTTAAGAGATCCGTGAAAAGCCTTTTTTGAGAAGCAAAACTATCTTAAAAGTAATCACTTGTTATTAAACTCACCAGCCACTTATTGTCAAGCTTTATACGATAGTGT